CTATTGCGTCAAGGTCTCGGGGACGCCAGAGGTGGTATTCAATTCCTGCGTTGACAAGGCATCGTGCGTACTTTTCTTGTTCGGCTGAGAGTTTGCCTTCGGCTGCTTTGAGTTCGCAGAAGATGACTCCTCGAGATGGGATAGATGTTGAGACAAGGACGAGGTCGGGGAATCCGTTGCCGTCTGACCGCCAGACCCCTGGACGGGGCGATGATGGCGAGGCATGGAACACGAGCCACTGCTGCATCCTGGCCAACTTGATGACTTGGTCTTGGAAAATTTTCTCTGAGACGGTCATCGGGTGTCTTTTCCCAATAGGAATCCGCACATGAACAGACTGATGCACATGATGATGAGCATAAGGAAGTCAACCATTAGAACGCTTCTTCAGGTTCTTGTTCCGGCGCAGGAGGGTTGCTCTTGATTGTGTCAATGAATGCGCTTGCTTCGCGTTTTGTCCAGCCCTGAATCCCGCTCGGAACTGTGCGCCCAAGGTTTTTACATACGGCGCGGATCATGTTGAGTTGTTTGTCTGACGCAAGGTTGGACGGCTCGGTGACGCTTCCGCCTTCTGTGGGTCGTGACGTCATGCGTTCCACCTTTGACATTTCCTCCCTCGAGGGGCGCTTTGTCCAGTCGGTGCTTGACGCAAAGTCGCAATCTGCTAAGGCTCGGCCGATGGCACTCGTACAGGCATTCTCAATGTGGCTCGTTTTGTTCACGTTGTTTGACCCGCGCAGCTCTTCGGCAAAGTCGGTAGCGACGGGTCGGTCGTCTTCACGGTCAACATAAATGTCGGCCTGCACAATGACGCGGTCACCTTCAAATGTGAGAAGTTTTGTGATGACTCGACCTTCGGGATGTTTTTCCCAGAAGCGCGCAAGACGCGAGGCAACTGGTTCGTAGTCTTCGATGCTCATTTTGGTTCAACAATCCATTCAATGACTGCTTTGAGTTCGTCGTTGTTGTTGCTCATGCTTGGATGACGCATCCGTTCGGCTGCGTTGCGCATTGTCATAATCAAAGCAATTGCCTGACTAATAACAGATGACTCCTCGAAGCGCATCTCTCCGTCAAGTTTGACTGACAGATTCATCAGACGCGCAATGATTTCGTCGGTTGTTAGTTCCATGATGTTTCCCTCATCTTTCGTTACGACCCTGAGGTCGCTTTCCAATGCCCGAGACCGCCATTGTCGTAGAGGTATCGAGCGACCCTGACATTACACGACGAATCTTGTAATGCGCGGATGACGTCTTGTTTCTTACAGACTGCCCGTGTCACGGTTGCCCATGAGCCTTGAATCTGCATGAGACCGACATCGGGTCGTCCGGTGCTTTTGCGGACTGGCGACACGGCTCGAGGAGTGCAACGAGATTCGCGATACATAATCCTCGAGAGTGTTGGCACAACCTTTGCAGGGAAGTGCTTGCGCAGGAGCGGTTCCCATTGAGGGCAGGATTGCGCAGCTGCTGATGCGGGTGAGGCGGTGAATGTTGCGGTGATGAGGGCGATTGCCATGATTCTCTTAATCAACCTGTTCTACTTCTGTTATCGAAGCGAAAGTCATCCAGGGAGCGCGCCTTGTAGCGACTGTGACTTTGACGATCTCTTCTGTTGCCGAATCCGTGAAGATTTGGACGAGGGTTAGTTTATCCTTTGACCATAATGGAAGATATCCCCAGGTGGGGAGCATCATCTGTTGGCCATCATTTTCATAAAAAGCCAGCAACTGACCCATCCAATTATGAAACTGTAAATGAATTGTGTATCGGTCATGGCGTTTCCCTTCGCTCGACTGGTCTCAATGTTGTAACACAAGCGAGGGTCTAGGTGGCGGATTCGACCTCGGAACCAATGAGGGAAACACAGTTAGTCCCGAGGTCTAGCCTGAAGAGGGTGATTTCTTCTGGCGATTTAAGGCTTGGGCAACGCCCGCCAAGCCGCTTCAAATGCCTCTGCGGTTTGATTTGCCATCTCGAAGTGAAGCCAATTTGGGTTGCCTTGATAGGAGCCTGCGTTGTTTTCGGCGGTGTAAATGAGGACGCCTTTTTTGCCCTCACCGCGACTGCACCTGTATCCGGCACCGAAGTCCCCGTAGGCGTACCAATGAAGTTCGCATAGTCCGAGGGCTTTTGAGTTGGCAAGGAACCAATCCCACATCTCGCGGGCTTGTGCTTCGTCTTTGTATTGGATGTCAGCTGCGTATCCGGTGGCATGAACGGAGAGTCCTGCGCCGTTGCGCATTGGGCGATTGACGTATGTTCCGAGGCTTTTGGTTCCCCAACGCTTTCCGCATAGTTCAACAAGTTTTGCTGTTACGGGTTGGGTCGCTTTGCCATCCCATGATGGGTAGTACGGATAGACCCTATTCGGCATCGGTCTGCTCTTTAGGTGGATTCTTTAACCCGTTCCCAGCTACGAGGCCCACTAACGCACCAGCCAATGTGGAAAGTACATAAGTCAGGATGCTAACCATTTCTTGATCTAACTCGCTTGCTTCAACTGGCTGAACAACAAAGAGAACGCCGTAGATCATGGCAAGGACAGATACGACAAGAACAAAAGACAAAGTCACTGCGACAACAAACACAAGTCGTGCTTTGATTTCTTCGTTGCTGAGTCTTTTTTCTAGTTTCATGGGCATTTGCTTTCTAGGAATCCGGTTGCTTTTGTTGTGTCACAGTTGTGACGTTCACGGTCTGCGCAAGCGGTGAGAGATGTCAAAAACACCAATAGAATCAGGCTATTTCGCATCTTCTGTTGGTTCTTCGGTTGCGCCAAGTGCAAGCAGCTCTGCGTATTCTTTGTCTGTCATTTCCCGTTGGCCATAGGTGCCGTCGTCGAGAATTGTTGCTATTAGTGGGTTTGTCATTATGGCTCCCTGTATCCGTACAGACGCCATTCGCCTGTCATGGTTGGCGCACCAGATGATGAGATTCTTATGCGGTCAAATGCATCTGTTGCGTTTCTAAACCCTGCACTGTGAATAGCCCTGAAAGTGTTTGCTTCAAAGGCTTGCATGGTGAATGTAAATTGTTGGCTTGCTTTCATGCGAAACTCCATAACGGTTTGCGAACGGTATGCGTTTGTTGCTTGTCCAGCCCAAAAGTAATTAGTGCTGTTTGACGAGTTTGCACCACCAACACTGTTGTCATATGCGGCATAGCCAACGCCTGCATAGTAAAGGCTATTCAGTGCTGTTGCGCCGTTGTAAAGCACTGCTCGGTAATCGGTTGTTACGGAACTTCCGCCACCAAACAGCAGTTTGTAATACAGATAAGTCGAGGACAAACCTGTGACATCAAATGAAGTTACCCCTGAATAGGAAGCACTAGCAACATAGGTCAAACCTGAGTTTGCTAAATAAGTGTTTGTATCAGCAGCAGTCAGGATTTGACCACTGGTGAATGTTTGAATTGCCATGTTTGTCTCCTTTAGAAACTTAGAAGGTTGTTATCGAGCGTTCCGAAGATTGCATCGTCAAGGGTTAGGTACTGGTTGCCGTCCGTACTTTCAAAAGTGTACGAAACAATATGAGACCCTGGGACGATTCGGTGTTCAATTCCCGAAGTTATCAAGGTTTGAGATTCTGATGTTGGGGTGCCTGTTGAGTAGTCCTTTTGCACCGTCACGACTGACGTGAGGTCAATGGCAAAGATTGTTGCCCATTGCGCAGCTGTAAGTGCTGCGAGTTCGCATGAGACGCCTGTGAAGCGAACGACGGGGTTGCGGTATTTGCCGAGAAGGTACGCGCCGAGACCGTTGACTTCTGTCGTTGTTGAGTTAAGCAGCTGCAAAAGTTGATACGTTTGAGACTGATACAGAGCAATTGAGGTCGGGTCGGTGTTGGTCTGGACGGCTCCGGCGGGACTCTGTGTTGAAATGTTGTTGTACAAGAGTTCCGACCCGTATTGATTGACGAGAGTCATGTACGGAATGCCTGTGCCGTTAGTCGTGAACGACGCGCCTGCAACAGGGTTCAAAACACTCGACCTGCCCTTGAAGGTTAGGGTTCCATCGGCTGAGGTGTAAAGGTAGCCCTGCTCTGAGGTGTTGACCTGCTGAAGGTACGAAAGACAGTTGGTGTCCTGAGTGACCGCGTAAGCGCCCAAAGTTGAGGTTCCGCTACCGATAGACCTTGCGCCCTGATAGGCGATTTCTGGGCGGTCTAGAACGGCTGTGACACGGGCTGACGATGACTCTGCGGACGGGGTGAAAGCGTTGAGTTGCTGATTCGCCAGGGTGCCGAACGCGTCAACGCATCGCGCAACCATTCGACCCTGATTGGCGTTCTGATAGTCAAGGTTCCAGTCCTCGACGAACCCTGTGTAAATGGGGGTGCCGTTGGCGTAAATGATGATGGGCGAACGAGGCAACACAAATGGGTAGTAGATCGAGGCCGTGTTGAGCGGGTCAAGGATTCTTGAGTTGTTGTTGAACACGACCTGTGCGGTGCCTGCGTTGAACTGGTCAAGTTGGCGGTTGCGTCCGCGCCTGATGTTGACCGACAGGACGATTGACGTGAGGTCGGCATAGGCGAGACCGCCGAGGGTGCCTGTGTCAAGAAGACCGAAGACGGGGTCGTTAAGTTGGAATGGCTGACCGAATCCTGTGGTCGTTTGGAATCCGACGAGGACTTGATATGTGGGGACGGTCACAGTGTCGCTGCCGGTGCGA